TATGTTTGAGAATCCACCTGGCCGCGACGCCAGTAATCTCATCGACAGTGACAGTTTTCCGCCACCAAGCATCCGCCGCCGTGTTTTTCGTACTGAAATACCATACTGTCGACCTACCATTATCAAACACGTACGTTTCAATAACGCCAACCTCAGTGTCCCACACAATGACAGTGAAACCATCATTATCATGATAGTAGGACGTGGCAGGCGGCATATTCTCTCGAATAAGCCCCATCTCAACACCCCGGTCAGTCACCCCTTCAATGTCGGGGCCATCATATTCAAACCGCAGCATTACCATGCTCCTCTCTTCCCCGGAATTGCGGGGGGCTACCGTACTCCCAGCGCACCCCATAGGACCCAAATGATCCCCGCGACACCGAGCGTCCCGACCACAGCGAAGCACGATGCGGTCAGGTAGATGACGGCGGCCAGGATGATTTCGCTGCTCCGCTTCAAGGGACGGCGGGTCGCGACGTCGGTGCGCCTCGGTGCCGCATGCCTCATGGTCATGATGTCTCCTCTTTCTCCCTGATGGTCTTGGTTGTGTTGCGGGGCGTCCATCCCGTCCAGCGGGCTGCTGTCCTGCCCCCGATGGCCTTAACTCTATGGCTCCGATGACGACCTGTCCATCCACACAGAGTGAGACGTCCGTCACACACTGCCCATCACCCCTGGAACACCACGAAAGGCGGTGAGAGACGGGCCGCATACGGCAGCATCCGCCGCCCCGTACGATCACGAAACGGCGGATGTGATGCCAACCCAGTAGAAAAGACTCGGAGAGTCTCTTCAGTCAAACCTTTCAAGTTGGGTATGTTGGTATGTCGTTGTCAGCCCATGTCGCACCGTCTCACACAACGTCAATACCGTTCTCCTCCAGTACGCCACCAATCTCCTCAACATTCTCCACATTCACGCCGGCAACGCTAATACCGCACTCGATCTCGCCGTCACCGTGCTCAACGACCTCGACCTCAAGCGAGACACGGTTCAAACCAAAAACGATCTCCCTACCCAATAGTGCAACAGGGTGCACGTCCACGTACCCGACAGTACGGAGAATGTCGAGGGCGCGGAACATCAGGTTAGCGCCACGACCGACAGCGGCGAGCAGAGTCGTCAAATGCTCGGGCGTCTCTTTTTTGTCAACGACGCTCACCATGTAGTTCGTGCCATCCATGTGCTCGATCATAATTGTGAGCCGGGCCAGAGAATCGTCTGACAACTTCGCGGTCCTGCGCAGATCCATGTGTCGGACGAGCATCCCCTCATCTACTGTGTTGCCCATTCGTGTTCCGTCCTCTCTTTCTTCGTACACCGACCTTCGGCGGTGCGTCCACTATAGAAGGGCGGGGGGGGCCCTGTCAAGCCCCAGCGTGCATGAGATGTACCTCAGTGGGTCTGGGAGCTTCTGTGCCCCATGGGCTTGCGCTGCCGCCCCGTCCGTGTCATCCTATGGACGTGGACGCCTCATCTACTCCGCGCATCTCACCCGGACTCGAGCCTGAGACCACGATGGCCCTCACACTCCGCTACGCCGAAGACCACGAGGAGGTCGCCGACCAGTACCTGCGTGCGATGCTGCGACTCTTCATGTTCGACCTCTACCCCGACGAGGGGTTCCAGCTGGTGCGCGACTTCGCCACCGAGTCCACGAACGACATCAGGGAATTCGAGGGGGTGGAGACGGCGAGCCGGATCAATGTCGCGCTGCGGCGGTTGATCGACCGGGCCGAGGCCAACGAGGTCTTCGTGGCCGAGCTGACCGAGTTGGCCGGCTGACCCGCCCCGCCCTTCCTGTCGCAGGACAACCGCACGATGACAGAGGACACTCCCCGGGTCTTGACTAGCGCAAGACCCGGGGAGTGTCCTCATACCAACGGAACAACCCAACCAACCAAGGGGAAGAGAAAATGAGCACCACCATCTACCGCACCGAGGACCCCGCCCTCAACACTGTCGAGCACGGGGCCGTCTACCGGATCCGTGCTCCCCGCACTGGCGAACCCTGGACCCTGTACAAGGTGGCCGACGAGAGTGGCGTCAGCTCGATCGAGCCGCCGGATGTCTCCGACGGATGGGATGACTCCTACGAGTACGCGATGGCCGACATGGGCATTTGGTCTCGCCTCGCACGTCTCGCCATGGACGCCTATCTCGCTCACGCCATCCTCGAGGTCGCTCTCATCCCCGTCGTCGACGAGGAGGTGGGCGTCGACTCGCGTGCCCTGCTGTACCGTTTCATCTGGCCCTACTGACCTGACTGGTCTGAGGACGACGAGGCCCCACTCTCCACGATGAGGGTGGGGCCTCAGTGCGTCTCGGATGGTGGAAGGGCGGTATGTGATGGGTGTGTGGTGCCGGCGCTCATGCCAATCTCTCACAGTTCCGTTAACCTCCCGTTTACTTTGTTCATCTTCCGTTTACTTTCTACGCAAGTGGGTTGTTTGCTAGTAACTGGCGTTCTAGGGTGAAAACACCCGTTTGTGTTACTACAACGTTGGTGTGTGTCGTCACACTTTCTGCCCTTTCAGCAAGGTTTTGTGTCAGGTGTTTCGCATGGTTGCAACGAATGGTCCCTGTTGCGTTTGTTTTGTTGGCAGTGTTTGTTGTTGGGACTTTAGTCTATATGCTACACTCGAGTAGACGAATCGTCGAAGACGATCTGCGGCGCAGCCGCTGAGGAGCCCTAGCGACGCAAGCGAGCGTCAGCGCCGCAGGGTGTTTTCGAAGAGCTCGCCACTGTGTTGGGCCCAACCTATACTCTTAAAAGAGTACTAGAATTAGACACTGTCTAACAGAACTAGACAGTGTCTAATTAGGGAACATGTGTTATAACGTAATTAGTGTTCAATGGTGAACATGGCGATCATTAATAGTGAACAGTGTGTGGTGGGGGCAACAATCATCGTGTCGTGTGTAAAGAGACACGCACTGCGTTCAAGTAGACAACCAAAACACAATGGTGTGTGTTGTGTTACGTGCGTGCTCGCAGGGCTGCGCGCGCACTACACAACACACACCAATCCCACAAGACGAACAGAAAGAAGAGAGGAGAAGAGGATAAGAAAGGCGAAAAAAAGAAGAGAAGAAAGAAGAGAGAGTAGTGTTAGACGGTGGAGGCGCTCGTCTCGCTGACGCTGCGACGCGCCACCACCTAACACAAACACAAGAAAGAAGAGAACAGCGGTGAGCAGAACAAGCACACGAGAACACAAACAATTCAGAAAACAAGTACTCGCACGAGCACAAGCAATGGGCATCACACACTGCCCAGCATGCGGAGTAAAACTCCAATACAACAACAACGGACAACGCAAACCAAACAGCGCCGAAGCAGACCACATAATCCCAGCATCACTAGGCGGAACCAATCACCCAGACAACGGCAGAGTGTTATGCGCCAAATGCAACAGCAGACGAGGCAACGGCAAGCACGGCAAAGGAAGAGCGCGCCACTACCAGAAAAACGAAGACGAACGAGACAGACTACCCGTCGCCGTCATGCCAACACAACACACCGACACATGGTGAATCACCCCCCCCGCCATTCCAACACAATGAAAGACGGACGGTGAAGAAAGGCGGGGAGAAGAAGAGAGAAGAGGACGAACAAGCAACGAGGGGACACAATGGTGTTCGGGGATAACGTGCGTGCTCGCAGAGCTGCGCGCGCACTACCCCGAACACCAGCACAAAGGAAGAAGAAGAGAAGGAAGAGAACAAAAGAAGACAAACGACGAGACCACACCCCTCACGCACCGCCATTCCACAACCCACAACACAATGCGACATGACCACCACACATACACCACAACACAGAAGGGAGAACAGTACACAGTACACAGCAGACAGTAGACACCGCACACACCCTTCTACCCAACACAAACCATCACCGCTATTCCACAATGACACAACCCTGACACAAAGACGCCCCCCTAAACCAACAATACCGTGACAGCAAACACAAAGATGAGGGAGGGGAGAAGAGAGAGAAGAGAGGGACACAGTTCTACCACCACCGACATTCCACACTCCACACAACCCCACCACTCGCACACAGAGACATACACCACAACGCAATGTGTAACGGACACCACACGCCACCACACTTCCCCACCCACAACACACAACACAACAGGGAAGCGAGACAATGCGAGAGGACAGGGACAATGTGAAAGGGGAGAACCCGATCCGAAGACGGGACATCACAACACACGCCACTCCCGCCCTTCAACGGGACCACCACGCGAACAGACGGGGGACACCCATACACGGAAGGGGATACCCGCGACACTACCGCCCTTCCCCAGTCATGCCACCCCCGCCTCGTCATGCCACCCCACCAACCATGATGGCCCCACCCACCACCACGAATGGGGGAGGGTCATCGGAGGATACCCCACCACACAAACACCACAGACGCACACTCACCCACACTGCACCACACACCCGGCAAGGAACAATACACGACACGATCGCAGTACTCAGCAGCACTGCAGTGGGATGAGTAAGGCGCGGGGCACACCACTGCACTGCGGCAGGACAGCAGCACACCCCACCGCCATTCAATAACAGAACACGCCGACGAGGATGGACACCATCCACTGTCTCACCTCACACTGTTCACGTTCACACAACCAACGAACAACAATGATCAACGATGATCGATGATCAACGTTCAATCAACAATCAATGAACAATGAACGACGAACATCATGATGATCAACGATCATCAATGATGAACATCATGAACATGATAGTGAACACATGATGATGTGATGCATGACATGCATACCAACACCATGCACCATGCATGGTGCCAACGCATGCCACAAGGCAAGCACAACGCACAAACGCACAAACACACAAAAATGCATAAAAACAAAAGAAATGTTACAAAAACACGCAAAAACATGCAAAGCGTGAAACAACAATGGCGTTCAAAAAAACCATGGCAACAAAACGAGACGAACAAAAAGGGGGCCCCAACGCAGTAAGGGATCCCTTAGGCATGGGACCCACATCACAAACAACACAGGGAACACACGTAAACGAGACGCACACCACACAAATTATGTGATGGGGGCCACCCCCCCTCCCCCATCCGGCCGCGAACACCCCGAAGGTCTGCCCATCCCTCCCTGCTTGTGGAAAACCCTGTGGATAACTCCAGTAACCCACATCACAATGTGACCGCCATCATGTGGAAAACTCCCCAACCTGTGGAAAACCCTGTGGAAAACCCTCCACCCTGTGGATAACCCTGTGGAAAACCCCACCAGACGTGACTCACACCACCACATATAATAGAAGACATGACAACCCACACAAACACCACAATCACCGTATACGAACCCAACAGTCCCGCCCCCATCACAGACGCCACAAACACCGGCAACCCAACACTCATCCGCCAAGCCTTAGCACACAAAATCGCCACCGTCATAGACGACCCCAGAACAGGCGACACAGCACTCACAAAACTCACCGCACAACTCATACAAATCACAGACCAACTAGCCACCACACAAAACGAAAACACCACCACACACACCACCGACATTCCAAACGAAACACAAACCTGGGACGGCATCTAAAATGAGCGAAAAACACCTAAGCGAAATCGCCGCCCACCTCACCCTCCCAGAAAACATCACACACACCGCCTGGCCGCCAGTCCAACGCCGCCTCCAAGAAATGCAATACCCCCTCGACACATGGCAGCAAGACTGGCTCAAAGCAATCCTCGCCAAACGAAACGACGGCCACTACGCCGCCAGCATCGACGGAATCCAAGCCAGCATCCCCAGACAGGTCGGCAAAACATACACAATCGGCGGCCTCACATTCGCACTCGCCACCCTCCACCCCAACTACTTCGTACTCTGGACCGCACACCGCACACGCACCGCCGACGAAACATTCAACGACATGAAAGGAATGGCACAAATCCCCAACATCGCCCCGTACGTGAACAAAATACGGCAAGCAAACGGACAACAGGCCATCCTCTTCAATAACGGATCACGAATCCTGTTCGGCGCCCGCGAAGGAGGATTCGGACGCGGATTCCACGGCGTAGACATGATCCTCTTCGACGAAGCCCAAATCCTAGGCGCCGCCGCACTAGACGACATGATCCCCGCCACAAACACCGCCCCGGACCCGCTCATCATCAAAATCGGAACACCACCAAAACCGAAAGACCCATCCGAAGCATTCAGCGAATTCCGCAACCTCGCCCTGCAAGGCGAAATAAAAGACGGCCTCTATTTGGAGTTGGCCGCCGACTACGACGCCAACAGCGACGACCGGAAACAATGGGAAAAAGCAAATCCATCATACCCGCGCCGCACACCCGAATCCGCCATTCTAAGAATGCGTAGGCAGCTCGGAGAAGAATCATTCCGCCGTGAAGGCCTCGGAATATGGGACCGCGCCAACGACAGGCTCGCAATAGACCCTGTCGCCTGGAACACTGCCACAATACGGCCAGAAAACACGCCGACCGGTATGCGCTGGTGCGCCGCAATCCGATTCGCCCCCGACGGGTCAACCTGTGCCCTAGCCCGAGCCGGACACAAGCAAAACACGCCCACACACGTCGAACTCTGCACGCACCAAGGCGTCCGCCGCATGAGCGAAGGCACGCAATGGATCATCGACTACATCGCGGACACAAAAGACAGATGGGCACAAATCATCGTAGACGGAAAATACGGTGCCGGAGACACAATCGAAAGACTACGCGCCATCGGAGTACGCCCCCAAGTCATCATCACACCCACGATCACGCAAATCATAGACGCCTACAGTATGCTAGACGCCTCACTACGCGAAAACACAATCACACACCTGGACGACATGCAACTGAGGACCGAGGCCGCTTCTGCGACGCCACGCCCAATCGGAACATCCGGAGGATGGGCCCTACAAGCACCGCCGGGCGCCACCGTAGCCGGCCTAGAAGCATGCACGCTCGCAATGTGGGCCGCACGCACAACAAAAAGAAGACCGCGCTATAAGCCTTATGATAAAATCGAAAACGCCAATAGTAATAATGGACGTGGCGGCGGAGTATTGTTCCTATGACTGAAATTTATCCTGACGACGGACGACTCGTTAATGCTACGCCGGCACCCACACGCATTTCCGGACTACCCGACGACGATCGGGTAACATTTCTGCAACTGTGGCAGAAATGGCAGCAGCACTCGAACAAAAACAAGCTGCTTTCCGTCTACTATGACGGCCACCGCGCTTTCCAAGACCTGGGTATCAGTATTCCGCCGCAAATGACGCGCACCAAAGCCGCGTTGGGGTGGCCTCAGAAAGTCGTCACCATGCTCGCCCGACGGCACGTATTCGAAGGCTACTCCCTGAACGGGGCGCCCGACGCCTTCGAAGCAAACGAAATACTATCCGCTAACAATTACGATCTTGATCTCGCGCAGGCGATCACTTCAGCGTACAAGCATTCTTTCTCACTGCTCACAGTGACGCGGGGGGATGAGACTATTGGTGAGCCGCCTGTCGTCGTGCAGGCCCGTGACGCGGAATGGTCCGCCGCCCTTTGGGACACCAGGCGTCGCATAATCGAGGCCGCCCTCACAATCGATCAGACCGACAAATACGGGCAGCCGGCAGGCGCCATCATGCACACCCCCACCGCTATTTGGCGAATCGACGCCCGAGAAAACGGCGGTGGATGGAAGGCTGAGAAACTCGGAGACACCCCCCACCGCATTTTCGTTGAAGCACTCTGCTACGACCCCCAACTGAACCGGCCGTTGGGTCACTCACGAATCACCCGCGAAGTAAGATATCTCACGGACGCGGCGGTGAGGACAATGGTCCGCGCAGAAACCTCCGCAGAATTCTTCTCCTCACCGCAACGCTACGTGCTCGGCGCGGAAAGAGCAGATTTCGCCGGCCAAGACAGGTGGTCCGCAATCATGGCCCGCGTCCAAGTGCTGGAGCCGAACGAAAACGGGGACATCCCGTCGGTTGGGCAATTCTCACAAATGACCATGAGCCCCCACTTGGAAATGTACCGTCAACTGGCGCAGAATTTGTGCGCGGCCACAAACCTACCTCAGTCCGCTATCGGGATATTCGCGGATAACCCGTCCTCGGCTGAGGCGATGCAGGCGTCCGAGGCGGCGCTCGCGGACGAGGCCGAGTATCAGTGGCGAATCTTCTCTGCACCGCTGCGGCGTACGCTGCAGAATATTATTATGGTCCGTGACAAACTCGACGAGCCGCCGCAAGAGTCGTGGAAGACCTCGGTGAAGTGGACCCCCGCCCGCTATTCCTCGCCGTCGTCTGCCGCCGATTTCGCGGTCAAAATGGTGTCTGCGTTTCCGTCGTTGCAGGAGTCGCAGACTCTCATGCGGCGTGCCGGACTCACCGAGGACGATCTCGCAGACATTAACGCTGAGAATCGCAAAAAGAATGCGGTATCATTGCTTGATCGTGCTCTCGCCGCCACGAACAACGGAGGCACGGTGGATGAGAATGGCGAGAATATCGAAAACGCCGACGCGACTAACGCTGACGACGATAACAACGCCAATAACGCCGCCAACAACAGTAGCAGTAACGGCAGTGGCAGCAACCTGAACCTTAATAACGCGCCCAATACAAGGAACAGGGTCAAGCGCAACATTAAACTGCCCGGCGGCACCAAAACACCAATAAACTAACACCTATTATGCTGTCAACCGCAGAAATCGGGGCATACGGGCGAGCCGTAGACTCACTCACCGCACTCGCCCAAAACGATCTACACACACTCTGGGCCCACGCCGCTAGACAACGCCCCGAACAAGCCCGTGACCTTCTGCTCGAAATCATGCCCGCCCTCGTAGACCAATACGGCGGTGCGGCCGCCGCAATCGCCGACGAATGGTACCGCGACATGCGCCTAGACCAAGACATTCCAGGCGACGCCCCCACCGTACAAACACCACTCACCCCACAAGGCGAAATCGACGACAGTGTACGGTTCAGCGCCGGCGCACTATACGCCGGAAACCCTGACATTGCCCTATCCTATTTGACCGGGGCACTCATTCGATACGTCAGCGACGGCGCCAGAGCGCAAATCGCAGACATGACATGGGCCGACCCGGAAGCAATGGGCTGGGAAAGACGGACACGTAACCCGCAAGCCTGCAATTTCTGCGTCATGCTCACAATGAACGAATGCTACTACCGCAGCCAGGGCACCGCGTCATTCGGGGCGCACGACAATTGCAAATGTGTCGCAGTCCCCGCATGGGACCCGACAGCTCGGGAAGTGCCGGCGAAAGCGTACGCGCTCGCGGCCCGGCATAAAACTGAAAAAGGCCGCAAACGTCACCGTGAACTCGTCTCATCGTGGATAGACACGCACCAAGAGGAGCTCACACAATGGCGCACCCGACCAATTGAATGATTGTGCTACAATGCATAAACAAAGGCCACTGAAGGAAGGCTGCAAAGCCCAAAATAGTTGCCTGAAACATCACAATAACCGCACGGTCAAAATATAGGAAACGCCCAATGAGCGATAACGCCGCCAGCGACACGCCGGCCGATAACAGTGCCACTAACGACGACAACGCCCCCAAGAGCGGGGACAACGCTGCTAGTAAGTCTGAAATCGACTGGAAGAGTGAGTCCCGGAAGTGGGAGAATCGCGCCAAGGAAAATCGGCGCGCCGCCAACGAACGAGACGAGCTCGCCAAGGCAATCGGCGACAAAGACGCCACAATCGAAGCCCTAAAGGCCAAAGTGGCAGACTTCGAAACCGCCGCTAAAGTCCGTGAATGGTCCGCCAACGCTGCCGCAGAACACGGTATCAGCGCAGATTTGATCCGAGGAACAACCGAGGATGAAATCAACGCTCATGCCGCCGCAATCGCCAAGGCACTGCACGACGCTAAGCCGTCCGTCGCCCCCGTGGTACCACAGGCCGGAGCCACGCCCGACAATGACAGCGGCAATCTTGCAGAATTCGCTCGGAACGTTTTCGCCGGCGACTAAACGCCCCCCCGCAATTCCAGAGATAAAACACTAGAAAGAAACGGAAACAACCATAATGGCCGTGTTTGATTCAGGCAAGGCGAAGGTCCTCATGCCTCGGCAGATCGCCGACGGGATCATCACTCGCACCCAGACTCTCTCCACCGTCGCCAAGCTCAACGGCGGAATCCCCATGACCTTCGGCGACGTGGACATTATCACGTTCGATAACTTCCCGCGCGCCGAGTTCGTCGACGAGGGCGCTGAAAAGGCACCCACTTCCGGTGAATTCGGTTACGTTACCGCTAAGCCGCACAAGGCGCAGGTCACTATGCGATTCAACGAGGAGGTTCAGTGGGCTGACGAGGACTATCAACTTGACGTCCTCAACCAGCTGGCCCAGAAGGGCAGCGAGGCGCTTTCCCGTGCCCTCGACCTCGGCCTTTACCACAGAGTCAACCCCCTCACTGGTGCTGTTATTGACGCGTGGACCAACTACCTGACCTCCACCACCAAGAATGTCGAGATCGGCACTACGGAGATGGACCAGGCAATCCGCCAGGCCGCCGGTCTGCTCATTAATGACAATGCTGCGCCGATTACGCCGACCGGCCTTGCGCTTGCCCCGTCCGCCGTTTGGGCGCTCGGTAGCCTCCAGACCAAGAATGCTGACGGTTCCCCGTCGGGCACGCCTCGTTATCCGCAGATCGGCCTCGGTGTCGACATTGACAACTTCATGGGCCTTCCGGCTGCCGCTGGAAACACGGTTGCGGGCAAGCCTGAGGCGACCGCTGCCACCAATGTTGAGGGCATTGTCGGCGACTTCGTCGACGGTATTCGGTGGGGGATTCAGCGGTCTCTGCCGCTCGAGATCATCCGTTTCGGTGACCCGGACGGTCAGGGTGACCTGAAGCGTAGGAACCAGATTGCGCTGCGTCTCGAGATTCTGTACGCCTGGTACGTTTTCCCGGACAAGTTCGCGACGATTAAGACCAAGGCTGGCGCCTGATAAAATCGCCGTAAAAGAGAACACAACCCATCCCAAACAAAAATTTTCTCAGGGGCGATTTCGGAAATGCGATCCTACAAGCACCGAGACCACGACATTGTGATCCATCTCGCAGACGACCACAATGTGGCGCTCGGAGACGAATACATCGAAATCGCCCCTGGGAATGATGACGCCGGCGGGGCAGACGAGGTCGCCTCCTCCTCTTCCTCCTCTCGTACTGCCTCGCCGGCACCTGCCCCTCGTCGAGGGCGAGGTCGCCCTAGAAAGACGGTAAAGTGATCCCTGACGACATTATTCCGTTCGCCACGGTCGAGGACCTGGAAGCGCGATGGCGGGCGCTTTCGGACAATGAGCGTATTCGCGCTGACGTGCTCCTCGCCGACGCGACCGATCTTATCGTCTCGAAATGCCCCCGCTGGGAGTCGGCCACGCCTCGCACACGGAAGCGTGTAGCGTGCGCTGTGGTGCGTCGCGCAATGCAGGGCGGTGACGCTATCGGCGGCGTCACAGACAGTGGCGGCGGAATCTATTCTGAACCCCACGGGATTATCGCGTCAGAATCGCACACGACCGGCCCGTTCAGCGATCAGTTTACGTATCAGAATCCTGAGGGCGGTCTCTACCTGAAACGTGAGGAAAAAGACGCTCTCGGAGGCTCTGGTGGTGCGTTCGAGGTGGACCTCCTGCAAGATTATGATGTGCGATCCGTTACCGATCAGCTGATCGAAGACATTAATGCGATCAGCGGGCAGGAGCCGTAATGCTTTCAGGGTATGTGCCCGTTACGCGGCGTAGGCGAGGCCCTGCGTCAAAAGATCAGTATGGCAACCCCGTGCCGGGGCAGTGGGAGAACGTCGCTCTGCCGCCTGCAGTGTTTGCGCCGGCTACGTCTACTGAGCCGATCAGTGCTGGGGCAATGCCCGTCACTGTGCCAGCCGCCCTTTACTGGCGGAATACCACAATCGACGTGACCGCCGAAGATCACCTCATTGTAGACGGCATAGAATACCGTGTCGAAGGCCGCCCTTCTCCCTATCCTAAAGGGATGGTTGTGCAGATTCGCGCCAACGAAGACAAAGTGAGCGAATAATGCCGAAAGTAAAATTCCAGCTCAACAGGGACGGTGTCGCCGATCTTCTGCGCGGCCCCGACGTAGCCCGCACCGTAGCATTAGAGACTGGGCGTGTAGCCAACGCTGCCGGGCGGGGCTTCGAGGGTGAGACGACGCATGGAAATCGTACTCGCGGATATGTTAGGGCGCGCACCATCGCCGCAATGCGCAGACAAATGAGGGAACACACGTTGGAGCGTGCGATCGGCCTCACAATGGGTGGAGGCGGGAAATGAGCCCAACATACGATCGCGCTCCCGTGGTGCCGGATATCAAGAAACGGCTCATGGACTTCCTGTCCACGCACATGAGCGTGCCGGTCGTTGCCCGCAGACCCGAAAGCCCGGACCGTCCCGCTGCGTTTATTCGAGTCCTCTCAACAGGCGGCACCGGTGTCACACAGAAAGCACTCTGCACCGCACTGGAGGCAATCGACGCCTACGCGCAGTCTTCGGGTGAGGCGATGAAAATCGCGTGCGAGGCCGTGAATGTGGCGCACACTATGCCCAATTATCAGGATGGTATAGTGATGGTACAATCATCCTATCCGATAGAAATGCCCGATCCGGACACGTCTCAGGCGAGGGCGACTGCAACATTAACAATTACAGCACACAGGTGAACAAATAATGGCTGTTAACGCTGACAATGCACTCATTTTCTCGTCCGACAATGACGCGCTCTGGCTGGGCGACTACGTCGAAAAGTTCGGCGAGAAGGTCACGTCACTCACCCAGGACCTCTCCGGTGTGACCGGTCTCACCAACGTTGGGTGGATTAGCGAGGACGGATTCAAGCTCACCTCCGACGACTCCGTCACCAAGATCAAGGGGCACCAGGGCCACGGCGTCGTCAAGACATTCCTCGACTCCTCAGAGACTACTTTCAGCGCCACTCTCCTGGAAACTATGCTCGCCCCACTCTCCTGGTATTTGGACGCCACTAGTGAGAAGGTTGAGGACGGTGGCGCCACCAAGGGAGTGAAAATCACCGCAAAGTCTTCCCGTAAGGTTAAGCTCCTCTGCGGTGTCGCCGACTTCTTCGACGTTTCCGGCGTGGGTGCGCAGATTCGTATTGTTTTCCCGCGTCTTGAGCTCGGTGAGCGCGGCGAGATTACTTTCCAGCAGGCTGAGATCACCGGCTACGAGTACAACCTCTCCGTGCTGGGCGACTACATTATCTACTCCGACCACAAGGCCCTCTTCCCCGCCTGATAATCAATTCTTCCCCGCTATTTCGTGTTTCGGATGGGTTGTCGCGGAATAGCGGGGAAGATCCAAAACATCACAACCCACCCACTTTATTAAACAAATTTTTGAGGACAACCCATTATGTCTGACAAGACCACGAAGAGCAAGGCAAAGTCGACCGGTGCCAAGGTTCCCGCGGACAAGCTCGCCAAGGCCGAGGCCACGCGCGACCCGATTCACGTGGACTATGAGGGTATCGAGTTTGATATTCCCCCGGAGGCGTTGGAGGACTTCCGCGCATTCGAGGCCCTCGACGCCGGTAACCCCTTCCCGCTTTTCCGCCTCATTGTAGGCGACCATAAGGATGAGGTTTACGCCGCGTTGGAGGACGAGAACGGTCGCGTCCCGATCGACGCGGTGACCGACTTTATGCAGTCAATCGTGTCCGAGGTGGGCGCGGGAAACTGACGATTCTCCCACCACTACTCCGCGAGTATGGGTGGGAGATAGAAGCCGACCTGCAACGATACTACAACACCGACCTTCTTGATCTGTATCGAGGCAGAATAACCCCACGGCGGGTAATGGCGCTCATCGGCGGCCTCCCGCCAGGGTCAACATTCGACAGGGCGCGCGGTGGAGACAGGTACTGGTCCGACGAAGTCGCCGCCACAATAATGTCAGCACACAACATTCAAACTACGCTACTCGCCGTCAATGGCGTCAAGAAAGATAAATGGCCCGAATCACCGAAACCTCCGGCCGAGGGATATCGGGAAACCGGCAACCCTAAGGTGTCGAGCAAGCATGCTAAGGCGCAGAAGGCCAAGGGTGAAAAATGGCTTGCCAGATACGGCAGTTGAGCCGTGTTTCTATCGGATAGTGTAAAATGGTTCACGCCAAGACGAACATGGGAAATTGTTTGTTTGGCGTGAACCATTTTCGCTGTATATGATTTCGGAGAGGTATCGATGGCCGGATATGATCTCGGGACCGCATGGATTCAGATCAGCCCGTCCGTGCGAGGCCTCGCCCGCAGTATCAATAGCGAAATCGGTAACGTTGACACTGGGCCGGCCGAGAGAAAGATCACATCCGGGCTTGGTGGTGCGTTCAAATCAGTGGCGAAAGTTGCTGGCGCTGCGCTTGGGGGACTCGCCATCGGCGGTATCGCCGTCGCGTTCGGTGGTGTCGCAAAAGAGGCGTTCAATGCTGCCGACGCCACAATCAAATTCAAGCAAACGCTTGCATTCGCCGGTAAAAGTGCGGATGAAATCAACGCGCTTACAAAGAGTACGCGTTCCTACGCAGACCGCACAATTTACGAGCTCGACGATATTCAGTCAATCACCGCGCAGCTCGCGTCCAATGGCGTAAAGGGGTACGATAAGCTCGCCGAGGCCGCCGGTAACCTGAACGCTGTTGCGGGCGGAAATGCGCAGACGTTCAAAACTGTCGGCCTCGTTATGACGCAGACCGCGGGCGCCGGAAAACTTACCACCGAGAACTGGAACCAGCTTTCCGACGCCATTCCTGGCGCGTCCGGTAAATTGCAGGAAGCCATGAAAAAGAATGGCGCCTACACGGGCAATTTCCGGGAAGCCATGGAAAAAGGCGAAATCACCGCCGAGGAATTCAACCAAGCAATCCTCGACCTCGGCATGGAGGATGTGGCCATTGAGGCCGCTACATCCACCAAAACCTTGGAAGGCGCTTGGGGGAATTTCAAGGCAACCCTTGTGACCGGGGCGCAGGAAATCGCCGAAAAAGCACTCCCATGGATTACCGCGTCCCTTGACGCTATGAGCAAGGGATTCGAGAAAGTATTCAACTGGGTGAGCAATTCATTCATCCCCAGTATTACGAATGCTTTCAACGTTATCCGTAAGGGCGATTTCACGGGCCCGATCTTCTCGTTCGAAGAAGATTCGAGCTTTGTTGATTTTCTTTTCCGCATGCGTGACGCTGCCGCCGCCGCGGGGGAATGGATTAACAAAACACTCGTCCCGTCGTTAAAGAATCTTAAAGACTTGCTCATGTCGGGTGATTTCACGGGGACGATTTTCGGATTTGACAAAGATTCCGGAATCATCTCATACATCACCAATGTGCGCAATAGTTTCGTCGAGCTCGGTAAATTCATTGTTGGGACGCTCGTCCCCGGCATTGCTACTGCTCTCAGCACCATCGCGAACAGTACTCTTGTTCAATTCATGGAGAATCTCACCGTCGCTATTCTTAATAGCAAAGTGGCGGTGTACAGTATTGCAGCCGCGTTTACGGCATGGAAAGCTGTCATGGTCATGTCTTCAATGCAGCAATGGTTGAATGACATGGAAGGCGTGGCCGGTGTCGCTGGGCGCGTCACTACGGCCATTAACGCGATGACCGTGGCGAAGGTCAAAGATGTAGTTGAGACTGCGCAGCTCAATCTCATGTACGCCGGCGAATTTCTGTCAAATATCGCGAGAGCAACGACACAGATTACAATGCAGGCGGTCGCTTGGGGTAGGGCCACGGCAATGATGGTCCTCCACAAGACGGCAACAATCGCCTCGACCGCGGCGCAGTGGGCATTCAACGCGGCAATGGACGCCAACCCAATCGGCCTCGTTGTGATCGCTATCGCAGCATTGGTTGCGGCAATCATTGTGGCATGGCAGAACTCCGAAACATTCCGCAACGTCGTCATTTCATGTTGGGAAGCAATCAAAACGGCAGCCGGGGCAGTGGCCGATTGGTTCGCCGCTAACGTTTGGCCTCTCATGCAAGTCGCTTGGGATGGAATTGTGGCCGGCGCCCAGTGGATGTGGGGCGTCATGGTATCCGTCTGGCAAGGAATACAGCCCGTCATTCAAGCCGTCATTGACTGGATTGTCGGCACCGCATGGCCCGCACTCCAGGCGGCATGGGACGGAATCGTCGCCGGCGCCCAATGGGTATGGAACGGCATCGTCGGCGCATGGCAAGGAATACAGCCCGTCATTCAAGCCGTTGTCGACTGGATCGTGAATACTGCCTGGCCCAATCTTCAGGCGGCATGGGACGGTATTTCTGCGGGCGCAATGATCGTCTGGAACGGGATGGTCGCAGCCTGGCAAGGGATCAGCGACATAATCCGGCCTGTCGTCGATTGGATTGTCAACGTTGCCGCCTTGTATCTCACTACAGCATGGGATGCTATCAGCTGGGGCGTGAGCGCGCTCTGGTCTACGATTCAGTGGGCGTGGGACGCTATTTGGGCGGCAATCATGCCTGTCGCTACACAAATCTACAATGACATTTGGCCTATGGTGGTCGGGGCGTTCAACGCGATTAAAGACACCGCTTCCATGATGTGGGCCGATATTCAGATCGCATGGACCGCCATTCAAACCGCTATTCAGCCCGTCGCAGATTGGATTTACAATACGGTTTGGCCGTGGGTCGTCGGCGCATTCAACGCGATTAAGGATACGGCCACTAACATGTGGTCTGATATTCAGAGTGCATGGGCCTCAATTCAAGCTGCTATGCAGCCGGTAGTTGAATGGATCTACTATACGGCTTGGCCTTGGGTGGTCGACGCGTTCAATACGATCAAGGATGCGGCGTCCAATCTTTGGGGTACTGTTCAGGCCGCATGGACCTCTATTCAGGCTGCCATGCAACCAGTGGTCGAATGGATCTACTACACGGCCTGGCCGTGGGTCGTCGACACATTCAACACAATCAAAGACACTGCCTCCGCTCTTTGGGGAACCATATCAGCGGCATGGAACGGTATTTGGGCCACTATTCAGCCCGTCGTCGATTGGATCTACAATATTGCATGGCCGTGGGTCGTCGGCGCATTCAACGCCATTAAAGATACGGCCTCCATAATGTGGGGCTCACTATCGGCGACATGGAACGGTATTTGGGCCGTCATGCAGCCCGTCGTGAATTGGATTCAAACCTACGCCGCACCCGTTATTAGCGTGGCCTGGGAGATAATCTCTACGGGAGCGAAAATTCTGGGCGGAATCATCGCGTTCGTATTCGCGTCCATCATCGCCGCGGTCACCATGGGTGTCGCCGTAATTCAAGGTGCAGCCACCACGATCAGCGCTGCCTGGAATACTGTTGTTTCGTGGACCAGCTGGCTGAAAAACATGGTCGTCTCCGCGTGGAACATTCTGAAAGGCGAAATCCAAATCGTTAAGGATTGGATTGCTAACACGCTTGTTCCCGCAATTACGAGCGCCTGGGACAGGGTCGTAGCAGCCGCAAACACCATGAAAGACGGTGTTAGGACGGCGTGGGACAAAATCAAAGAAGCCGCCGCCAAACCCGTTAACTTCGTTATCGGCACAGTCTACAACAATGGGCTGAGGAAACTCGTAAACGGAATGATGGAGAAACTCTCCCTTGATCTTCGCCTTCCTGAGGCGCCCACGATTGGCGGGTACGCGTCCGGTGGTGTCCTGCCCGGATACTCTCCCGGCCGCGACATTTACCATTTCGTGTCACCCGACGGCGGTGGCCGACTCGCGCTTTCCGGCGGAGAAGCAATCATGCGACCCGAATGGGTGAAGGCCGTCGGCGGTCCGGCAATGGTGAATGCCATGAACCGCGCCGCCGCGCACGGGGACCGTATTCCCGGCGGCGACGCCGGCTATGCCGCATTCGCTCCCGGCGGTATTTGGGACCCTGTCAAATCAACGGTAGAGAAGGGTGCGTCCGCTGCCCTTAATTGGATCACCGGTGCCGCCGACGCGGTATCCTCGATATTCTCCGACCCGATCGGAGCCGTCGAAACTGTCATCAAGGCTCCGGTTCACAAACTTCTCGATTCATGGGGCGGCGACGGGGCGAAACCATTCTTCGACGCCGGAAAAGCTGGCGTTGATAAGACTATTGACGCGCTCGGTGACTGGATCAAGGATCACATGCCTGTGGTCAGCGGGTTCGGTGGTGGAATCGGTGCTATTGGTGCCGCCGCGGGCGACCTCGTAAACACTGCGCGTCGTGCTATCGGTACACCGTATGTTTGGGGCGGCGTCTCCCCGGGAGGCGGCCTCGATTGTTCTGGTCTTGTCTATTGGGCGCTCAATGCGATGGGTATTCACGTACCGCGTCTCACGGCGGCCGGATATCAGGCAATGTCATCTCCCGGTAATCCTATGGTTCCCGGTACGCTCCTGTTCTGGGGTTACCCGGCCCACCACGTTGCTATCGCCTCCGGTAATGGGATGATGGTCGAGGCCCCGACCTTCGGTATCCCGGTGCGTGAGGTCCCGATCTACGGTGGGCCGTCCGCCGGTAATCTCCGCTACGATAACGGCGGATTCTTGCAGCCCGGCCTCTCAACGATCGAGAATAAGACTGGCCGTCCGGAGCCCGTTTTCACGTCAGCCCAGTGGGAGAAAATGGATAAGCTGATCAGCCTTCTGGAGAATCGTGCGCTCGGCCCTGACGTGCTCGAAATTCGAGACGTGGACAACGATCTTGTCGGGCGCATGCAAGTAGAGGCAACATCGGCCATAGTAGACTATGACCGAATGAACCGATAAAACCATTATGACGGAAAGCACGAAATAATGCCGATTACGGGATGGATTGCTACACACACTGGGCTGCCGTCAATAATGGCCACAGGCAAGGAACCCGTCTACGCGGGGGACCGTCTTTTCGCCGTGCCCGGGATGGCTCGCGACAAAAGACCACTCACCGGGCGTGCGAAAATGATTCGCGAGCTCGAGGGCCCCAAGCTCACTGAGCCGGTGACAATGATCCTCTCAGACGCATACGCCGTGCCGGGCACCACAATAAAATACACTCAGGGTGACTCCTCGGTCACGCTGACCCGCCCCGAGGTGGAGTGGTGGCGTGGCATGGTGAGCGGCCTCAACGGGCGCACCGTCCCAGGGCTCATCTGGGAGGAGGCCCAGGATAAAAGAGAATGGTCCTCCCCGATTTCGAGATATAACTCACTTATCGCCCGGTGGCCGATGCTAGAAGTAGCTCGCACCGGAGGCGGCCAGTTCGTCCTAGACGACCCATCGCACGTTAACAATGTTTGGGAAATTCTGCAGAAGCGGGAACCTCTCATTCTTACGCCTGGCGCCCCTGCCGACGTTCTACCATCGCGATTCATCACCGTAGACAAAGTTGACAGTGCCAGGATCACAGGAGACGGCATTATTCGGTGGAATGTTAAATGGCATGAGGTCCCCGAGGATTCGCCGATGCTTGTCGGCCCTCACGCGGGCTGGGGGGCAGCACCATGTGTCACCTGGGGTGAATGGCGTGAAGTCGACAAGGTCTGGAAGTCGCGCACGTACATTGAGATTTGCAAAATGATTGCGGGTATGCCATGAGAAACGGCCCCACACTGGCCGCCCTTTCAGACGGCCTCAGCATCGGCGCAAGAATCGATATCATTCGCGGCGGCGAAGTCCTCAAAACTGGAATACCCGCCTCCGAAGTGAAAGTCGAATGGTCTTCAACGAACCGCCAGGTCCCGGGCGCATTGTCTTACTCTTGCCCAATGTCTTGGGTTCCGGAGTGGCCGTTGGATGCGCTCAACAATTTCGGGCAGCGTTCCATGGTGACTGCGCTTTATGAGAATCGGCGTGGTGACTATTGGGAAATTCCGCTCGGTGAGTTCGTCAACATGGAATGGTCCGTGTCGAAAGAGAAGGTGAACGTTTCCTGTAAGGATTTGACGCAGATTCTTGCCGATAATCCGAGGCCATGGCCGTCCTCACCCGGCGCTGGCGCCACCCTGCTCTCCGAAGCCAACGAGATCGCGGAATATGTGCGAGTGAAATTGGAGGACGACGTTTGGGATGCGCCTATCCCGCGCACCACGCAATGGGGAAACTCGCGAATCGAATCAATCTATAAGCTCGTCGAATCCCGTGGCTGTGGTATTCGTAGCGGCGCCGATGGGATGCTGCACATTTTCAAGCTTCGTGACAAGACGGCTCCTGATGAGATTTACACGTACGAGTCTGGTTTTCTTTTGGAAGCTCCGCGTGTTCCGAGGTCAGGAGGCCGGCGTCCGAATCGTTGGTACGTTACTGGCAGTAAGCAACAGAAAGCTCAGGGGGAGCAGGAGGAGCGTTGGACTGCGGAACGAGAAATCACTGACCCGCCATATGAGCCGGCCGGCTACGGTTGGGTCACTTCGCATAAAGAATTCAGTGCCGCAAGCTCGGCGAGAGAGGTGTCCGAGGCTGCGGACACGTACATGATTCAGGACATTTCCTCCCGCTCCTCCCGTTCTTTGACGATTATTCCGGACGCCCGTATCGAGGTCGGGGATATTGTCGGTGCGATCACCGAGCAGGGTGAGCATATTGCGGGCCGTGTCACGGCCTATAGTCTCCCGTTGTCTGATCCGTCCGCTACAATGAGGGTAGACATAGAGGTACTGGGAGAATAAACGGGGCATCATGGTTAGACCGTCACTATTGCTTGACACGGCGCCACGAAATGGCGGCGGCCGCAACAATAACAATGTTATTGTTCAGCAATCCTCAGTGTCATGGACGTACGGGAAAATCACTGGCACGTCAGCCACCGATTCCACGCTCCCGTCGGGATGGGTGGAGGTAGGAATCCCCTACAGCAATCCGACCTCTCATGCTGTTGGTGAATCCGATGGGATTGCCACATGGATAGGTGCCCGCGTACTCGTCATCATTGATTCATCCGGCCGCGTAGTCAAGATCAGCGACCCTATCGCCGAGCCGCCTTCCGGCGCGAAAGTTGAGAACCTCGGGCACACCGGTAAAATTCTCAGTCGGGCCGCGAAAGACGCTGAGCGCGCTTTCAAGGAGGCTGACGCCATTCGCGACCGGGCTAACAAGGCCGAAGGTGCTGCGAATAAGGCGGCGAAAGACGCGGAAAAAGCTGTTCAGATTGCGGAAGCTAACCGGCCGCCCGTAGTGTCCCAGACCGCACCCGAAAATCCTGTCACGGGGTTGATTTGGTATGTCACCGACAATGCCGGACACATTACCGATGTGCGCATCTGGGACGGAACACAGTGGGTGACCAGAACAATGGTCGCCGGCAGCATCCTTGTCCCATCATCCGTGGGGAACGTCTCACTCGCCGACGGCTCCGTGTCCGCCCGCAACATTTACGCGTCCGGGGAACTCTGGGCCAAGATCGCGGCGTTCGCGTCCGTCACTACGGAAATGCTGACCGCCGGAAACGCGACATTCAACGCAGCGAAAGTCACCGGCGACCTTATTGGTAACAGGCTTATCGGTGGTGAGCTTTCGCTTGTTGATACTGAGCCGACGTCGGGCGAGAAGAATATCCGATTCGGCCTTGGCAGCGAATATGAGTTCTGGGAGTCTATCTGGTCACCCAAAATCGCGACCGTTGAGGAGCTCGAGGGTGGCACGCGGTTCGTTCTGACGGACAGGGATCGTCCTAATCGTAACGATGGTGCGCAGATGGCAATCTACGACATTGCTGTTGCGAAACCAAAAACATACGGTATTGCCGGCGAGGGTGTCGGCAAGGTTGAGGGGTATATCCTTTTTACGCCGTCGTGGAACGGCCGCGCGATTCTCACAATCAACATTGGCAAGAACAGAATTATCGCTGTTGACGAACAGGCGACGGCCGGGAAGAAAATAAGATTCGATTTCACCCTCCCTGACGGTACGTGGATCCAAGACACGGACACGCCCTTCTACATTAGTGCCCGTACGAACGATGTTTTTACGCCGGGAATGCAGCTCGGGATCATTTATTCCATGTACGTGTCATGGAAAATGAGCCGCTCCTCCGGTCTGCATATTTTCCGCGACGACGAGGGCGTTGCGAAGATACAGATTACTGATCGTCAGGGCGGCGAGCTCATTATGGACACGAATGGCGTGTCCTATGACCCGCCCGGGTCGGCTTCGCCTCATGCGTCGTCGTGGCGCACTTTCACGGAGCCGCCTTTCGCCCACATGGCAACAAACAACGCACAGTTGTGGACTGTGAAAGACAAGTGGACCAAGGTCCCGGTCGGTTCGCAGGAGAAAATTGTTCGTGGCGGAATGCAGGTAGACGGTGTCGAGATCATTATTCCGCAGAGCGGCCTTTATCGTCTAGACGGCACAACATGGTACCGGTCGTCGTGGGCGGGGTACGTTGGCGGCACGAAGGTTTCTCGTAGCAACGATGATGAATATGGCGTTTACATGTATGCCGCGTTGAACCATGGTTTGTGGACCGCGTTGCAGGTGACAGGTGTTAGGCGCCTGAACGTCGGGGATCGGATCGCGCTTTATACGTATCAGAATATTGACGAGGGTACAATTATGGATTGGGGCGAGATGACGGTTAGCTGGCTCACCTACTGAAGATTGTGCAACAATATTTTTAGGAGAAGACAATATGCCTAACACTAGGTGGACCGGCGGTATCGTCCCTACGGTAGACGATAATCTTATCGAGGCCTGGGACGCGTATGATGATTCCGCTGGCAGGGTTATGCCGGCGGCGTCCGTAGCCGCGGCGCGGGTTATGCTGGCGGCTGCACCGTCTGGGGCAGTATCGAAAGCGCGCCCCGCCGTTTTCATTATTGACGACATTCTGTACACTGCCGACGGTTCCAAAGCTGGCGACGGGTCATTCAATATTAACCCGGCGAACTCGTTCAGTGGCGTGCTTTACCGTCATCGTGATAATACGAACGGTCGCGGGCGTCCGACCTCGGATCACGCTACTTACACGTGGGGTGACGGTATTGTCACTCTGCCGATTAAGAGCCTCATGGAGTTCTCGCTTGACGTGTGCGTGAGCATCGCGCACGAGGACTACCATTCCGAAGAGGAGAAGGATAAGGCAGTCGGCTCGTATTTCTTCGGGTTCAAGCTCGACAATAGGGGTATTTGGCAGACCGAGATTCAGTACAATCGCACGTTTATGACGCACCATATGCAGTGGCGCCTTTCAGTGGAGGCCGGCTCGCATAGGGTTGCTTATACTACGGCGGGTAGTTATGGTGCGGACCCGTACTGGCATTACGATGGCGGCGTTTTCCCGGGGACTGTGTTTACGGTGGCTACTCTTGGTGCGACTCGCGTTGACCTGTAATCGACGAATTATAGTTCACTATTAGAAATAGGTGATAATAATATGACTAAGGTCATAGCGACGGTTGTGAATGCGGCCGGCAAGACAGTTAACGCGACAATGAGTGTCCGCCCGGAAACCGTGTATACGTCCGACAATATTACGACAGTCCCCGCCCCCGTGCGCGGCGATGCCGACGACAAAGGCAGGATCGAGGTCGAAGTAGACGCCAGCCATGGCGGCCGATGGGCAATCGTCTTGAATGTTGCCGGTGTTTGGGCGCGAGAAGTGCGTGGCGCGGAATTGCCGGCCTCCGGTGACGTGCAGGTGACCTCCCTTTCGGCGTGGAATGGCGGCGCTACCCCCGATCCTGGCAATCCTGGCGGCGGCGGCCAGAACAATGGTGGCAAGATCACCGTCAGTGACGATGGTCTTACCTGGACCTACGGAGAGTGAGAAAACACAATGGCAAATGTTACTGGGTACACCAAGGCTGGCGTTGACAAGTTGGTAGCCCCGCTGTTCTCTTCAATCTCGCCTTTCACGGTCGGCGGACACTACTACTCCCCGGTCACGTACTTCTGGCCCGATTTCTACAATGAGGGCCAGGCGGGGAAGGTCTCGAAGTGGTCCAAGACACTGGCCTACGGGAACGCGCTCGGCTACGTAATCATGAATCGCTCCACGGGCGATTGGTCCGCCAAAGACAACGACTTTCTCACTCAGGCGCAGCGCGCTCGGGCGGCCGGGGCAAAGCGGGTCCTCTGGTATATTCCTACCCGCTACGGTGTCGCGTCACTCGCCAAGGATGATGCTGCTAGGAACGGTGTGCCGGACCCGGACAAGTTTACGCGCGAATACATTATGCAGCTGTGCGCCAACCTTCGCTCCCAGTACGGAGATCTTTTCCAGGGAGTATTCTTGGACGAGGTAATCAACGGCTGGGGTACGCAGGCGGGACGGGTCGGTTGGTACGGTGATCTTATCGGCGAAATTCGGCGCACATATGGGAAGAATTTCACGATTGCTATCAACCCTGGCAGTAACATTACTGAGGCTGTGTGCGCACTCGATTTCGACGTATGCATGAGTTTTGAGAACACTGCCACCAAGTATTTGACGGACGACCTTAATAACCCGATTGCTAATGATGTGATGCGGGCACAGCCTTCCACCAAATGGTGGCACGTCATTCACGGTGTTACGAAAGAGAATTTCCGACAGGTAATCGATCGCGCCGCATCGTTCGGCGTCTCACATTTGTATGTGACCGACGGCGAGCTAGTGCAGGGTGAGGGCGGCCAGTGGGTTCCTGAGAAGAATCCCTATCAGAATCCTCCGTCGGATTGGATCATGGAGCGTGTGATCGCCTGGCATGGCGGCTACCTCGATTTGGCTGAGCGTGTTGCCGCGTTGGAGGCGAAGGCAGTTCCAGCTCCGTCTCCTCAGCCGGGCGCCTGAGTGTTTCACGTGAAACATTCCCCCTCATCACGGAAGTCGTGGTGAGGGGGAATGTTTTCATGCCTGACGTGAGAGACTATAGTCCTAGGCGTTGGTAGTCTCCTCCGTGCTCGCGAGCAATATAGTCCAGGACGCCCATGAGATCGGAGCGCGCGTCGTCCTGAACGGTGATCGACGGCGAGTTCAGGATCGAATGAATCGTGCTGTTGATCTCCCGGAATTGACGAGCGGCGATTGCGTCACACTCTACGGTAGTCCATTGCCGTGCTAGACGGCGTGCAAGATTGCATGTGCTCTCGCCGTTTGTTTCATGATAAACGCCCACGACGTTCAATGGCCAGCCCCAGACAATCCATTTACTGACAGCGCCGTCGTCAGCGTTTTCTACGGTGACGTCAATCCCAACGCCCTTATGCTGGTTGTGCCACTTCAGGTGAGCGACCATGTGCGCTTCGTCAATGTCGCACGCGTCGGGCTTCGGAAGCCACAACTGTGTGAGGCTGATCTCGTGTTCAATTTCCAGTATTGGGTTATTCGCTGTCATGAGACGCTCCGCAAAAGTATGCTACAGCGCACTGCAGAATGCTTGGGGCCATCGGAGTCTCTGTGAGTCCATCCTGTCGAGACGCCGCGCTTCGTCTTCACGAAAACGCCATTATCGGTGATCTCGATCTTTCCCGGCAAGCACTCAACGGTGGTGACTTTTCTGTGGTCGGAAATGCGAGGAGTCGGGGTGATATCACGCAATTCCTCAGCAATAGCCAGCGCGATTTCCTGGCGGTTAATCCTGCTCATTATTCTACCTCCCGAGCAGACGGCGTAACACCGGTCTGTCCCTGATAATGCGAGCCCAGGCCATTGGTGCCGTACGGCATGCTGGCTGGCCTGTCCAAGTCCTCGAAAGCAATCTGTGCAATCCTGTCCCCAGGGAAAAGACGGGCGGGCTTACTGGAGTGCAGATTGGCGATTTCCAGGGTCACGTTTCCCTGGAATCCTGGGTCAATGTATCCCGCGGACACGTGAACAAGGATTCCGCGTCGCGCCCATGACGACTTGCCTTCCACCCTGGCCACTAGGTCGGCAGGCACGCTGACTTTCTCCTGGGTGGACGCGAGAATAAACTCACCCGGCAACAATTCGTAACCATTCTCACCGATAGTGACATTCTCGTCACCGTGACGGTAGACGATAATGTTCTCGTCTAGCCGCACTTCCACTGACGCTGGTTGAATAGACAATGGTTTGCGCCAGTCGGAGATGAGTTCTCCCCAATCGATTCTGCGCCGGAGAGTGAAATCACTCAGTGTAGCCATCGCGGTAGTCCTCCACCTTCGTTTTCCTTGATCATGTGGACCGTGTAGCCTTTATCGCGTAGAATTGTTTCGGCTTCAAGGGCAAGGGCAGGCCTCTCGCCCGGGAAGATTTCTACTGTGTCTTCACTGCGCTCCGACACCACGATTGCACAGACGTACGCATTATCATCCGATGAGTCGTCATAAGTGAGCACATATCTACCTTTCTCTTGCCAATATGTGCACCTAGTAAAAGTGATCCTTTCTTCCTGCCACGAACGCAAAGCAAGTGTTACTCCCTGAACATATTGCACGGTACGCATAAGCTCGCGAATCGTGGTGGACGGATCGGTAGAATTGCTTTTGATAGTGAATTCACAGTCAGTGGCATGCATGAACGCAGTCGCCACCCACCGCCCTCTGAATTCCAGCAAATCAACGAAAGCAATATTAACAATATTCTCCACAGTACTCACGCTTCCGGAATGTAGTTGCTGAGGTGGTCGTGTGAAATGGCGGACACGAACTCTGTGAGCCGGTCTCGAACCTCTCTAGCGCGATCCTTTGGTGTGAGCTGCCCGTCAATGGTGTCCCAGTAGATGTTTCGCAGAATCGCGATCACCGTCTGACCTCCTTGCTCGTTGACGAGTTCACGAAGATACCATGCCGCTTTCCCCATGTCAACATTCTCGTCGACGCCATTCTTGTGGCCGGCCCTGAAAATGTATTTCAGAGCACTGCCGGTCAGATAGTCTTTGTCGCGAATGAAAGTGATAGGTTCGGGATCGAGGGTCGCATAGTGTGACGGGCGAGACACGACATTCTCGTGTACATCATCCTCGATACAGTCATCATCCTTCATCGCGATGTAGATAACATTATCTCTGAAGGTCAACTCATAGAACTGCTCATCGAAAGACAGGAATCCTTCTTCGCCCTCTTCAGTCTCGTACCATACGCACCATTCGCCAGTAAAATACCTATGCGCCCTCTTGACGGGCGCTTCATAATCGTCGGAGACATGAAGACGAATTGGCCTACCCGCGAATTTCACCTCATAGTCGGCGTAGGCCCAATAAGGGCCGGTTTGCTGCCAATACCAGCCATCGCGCTTATGCTCCAAAGAGACGCGATGACGACTCCAGCATGCTACTCGTCGTTTATTAGCAAGATTGCGGATATGCGCCTCCCAGAACCCATTATGCTGCACTACCTTCAAAACATACTCGTACTCGCCGCTCGGGTAGAAAATCTTCTCGCACTCATCGTCTACAGGTGACACTACATAATCTCCTCTCTCCGTCTGGGTAATCGAATACTCGTCATATTTGAAATAGTGTTTCCGCTCTACGCCACCATGAATAGAATCGAAACCAATCCCCTTGTCGCCGCCGGTTTGCGCTATGATTCTCTCCTTACTACCGTCCGGCAAATACAGCCATACCGTTTTCAAAAACACCACGTCCATGGTCGTTCACACTACTCTCAGTTGCCGAGAGTACCGACCGTGGCGAAATAGGCGAAAAATACCTGGAGCCACCAAAAAGCACGCCACGCCAGAGACAGTCCGATAACACCGACAATGAGGGCGACTGCACCCATTGCCATACCTTCGCCCGTGGACCGCGGCCTACGAAGCCACGCTACGAAACGATTCGTGAGGCGTGGGGGCGCCATCACACTGAGCGGCACAGACAATGCGGGCGGCGCCGGGGCAGGCCGAGGCGGGAGCGGCGATGGAGGGGGTGGCGCAGTGGGTGCGCTAGTCGCGGGCGGAGGTGGCGCAGGAGTAGGAGCCGACGGGGCACTCGAAAAAGTAGACATAATAGTTTCCTCACTTTCCGTTCAGTTCTGCCATGAGACGGTTAGTCCAGCCATCGCTGTAGTTGAAATTCGTGCGCTTAGTGTGACGTGTGCTCTTGATTCTCTTCGCCCGATTCCTCTTGTGCTCCTGAAACTCAATCGTCTTGCGACGAACCTCATCCTCACGTCCGTCCATGCGGCGGATTGCCGGGTATTTCATGATTTGATCCACTCGATCTGATCGCCGAGAAGCCCACGCAGATCATTGATCAGATTGTGCGCGTTCCCGAGCTCCTCCTCGCTGATATCGAAAATTCTGTAGACGTTTCTTTCGGTGCAGACCACGAGGAAGAAATTGTGGGCGTGTTCGGGGATGAACACGTTGCGGACGTTTCCGATGAGAGCGGGCTTCTGAACGGGGATGGCCTGTACGAGGTCGGCGCCGGTGAGAATTGCGACGGCAGTCACCCGCTCGATGGGGATGCCCCGGAATTCGTTCTCACCTTTCTCGTACCCCTTTGCGGGGAAGTGGATTTTGGTGCCTTTCAGGTTGGTGAATACGGCACCTCCTGTAGTTTTGCATGATCCGTATCCGGTGCGACGGCGTGCCATGATGATCCTCTTCTCAAATATGTGTATGTAATGGTGGTGGTGGGTGGTGGTGGCTCGTCGTAGGTGACGGGCCACCACCATTATGTGTATGTCAGTGCGTCAGCCACCAATCGGCCAGATAGGCGATGGTCTCGTCAGTCAGAGCAGAGAGTCCCTCGTGGACGACAGTGAATCCGTCGACATCGTACTCCCAGAGTCCCCAGGAGACGACGTCATCGCACACGTGAAGTCCGAGCGTCTGCCCACCATCGGTGGTGCTCCGCTTGAGGCCGATGACGTTGCCGGTCTCGTCCACCCAGTAGTCCGTGTCACCCCAAGCGTTGGCGGCAGTGCCGACGGCATAGGCGATGTCGGTGTCGGTGGTGATGTTCTTGGTGGTGGCGGTCATTGTCTTGTCCTCTCTATCACTGGCTGGGCGGCTTGTCCTCCCTGCCGATGACTCAATCATGCCCTCCCGTGTATCGTGGGTCAACCCTACATGGTGGTGACCCATCCCACAAAACCAGTGCTGCGTAGAGTATTGACAGACGTAGGGCTCGTGTGGTATACGCGCGCGCACGTACCTATATATGCTACCGACGCACCTAGGTGCTCATGATAAAATTAAAGCCACCGAAAACCTTTACGAAAGGCGGTGCAAAATTGGCAGATTCCGTCACAGAATATGCTGCGTCGGAAATGAAATATTGGTGCACCACGGGCGACTACGGGGGCACCGGATATGCCCAGGACAACCGGTGGACCTGTTACTGGAATTCCAATGATGCCGGCTGGAAAACGGGCCCAGGTGACATGGATTGCAGTAGTGGTGTAGCGGGCGCCTACAATATTGCATTCCACAATGTGTGGGGAACTGGCTGGGACGATCCGATCATGTTCCCGCGGACCGGCGAAACATGGACCGAAACCTTGAATACCCTGGCCGCGAACCGCGGTTTCATGGATATTGGGGACACATGGTACGGGTCCACGCCGTCGGGAGGATTCCATGTCGGCGACATGGTCCTGAAAACTACCGGAGACGGTGGACATGTCGCAATGTGCGTGCGCGAAGATGATGGTTCGTTTAACGCGGGTGACCCGCTCCTCGCTGAGGCGTGGATTAATGAAAATGGTGAAATCTCGGAAGGGCAGATGGGTGACCAGACCGGCTACGAGACTCACGTAGTCCGGTACAGTAGTCACCCGATGACCGTTGCGGCCTCATGGTCCACATGCATCCGTTTCGGGAAGCGGACCGATTCCGATAACGGGCATGAGTCTGCCGGCTCATACCGCCTTTCTTCAATTCAGGAGGCCGTTCTCAGGGCCGCCGATGCGGAGAATTGCCCATGGTGGGCCGCCCTGGCGTGCCTGTGGATGGAGACCGGCGAGCGCGGCGCGAACATTTACGGGCACGACGCCGGTGGTGCCGGCCCGCACGGCGAGGAAGTAACCGAGGAGAATTTCCGTGAGTTCTTTGCGGCAATTCGAGACGGCGAAAACTCGAACGGTGTTGGTCCGTTGCAGATTACGTATCCGGGTTATTTCTTTGATGATCCGGATCGTGAATGGTGGATGCCTGAGAAGTCGGCTGAGGTCGGCTGCCGTATTCTTCGTGATCTCATTAACGCGGAAGGCGATTCTTATGAGGCCTTGAAGCGTGTCGGGTCGCGGTATAATTCAGGGAATCCGTATGACGCGTATGAGTCTTATGGGATTCTTTTCAGTAATCGTTGCAAGTCTTGGTATGATTATGGTCGCCCTTCTGGGGGCGCCGGAGAGGAATTTTGGGATATGAGCGAGGGTGTTGATCTGCTCAGGGAGATTCGTGATCTTTTCCGTAGTGGAAAGGCGGGGGATCACTTTGCGGGCGACATGAATTGGTATGCTAAGGCAACTTATGAGGAGGTTAAGTCTATTCATGCGTCTGTGGATCAGATTCTGCATTCTGTGACTCCGGGGCAGGAAAATGTTCGTGAGGCGGGCGCGATTTATGGTGCTGTGAACGAAATTCGTAAGGCGGTGTCGACGCCGTCGTCTTTGCAGGCGCATGATGGTGTCGCGGAGTCTCCCACTCCGGCCACGGAGTCTCCCGCCCCGGAGGCGAATTCCTGACGCGACATGTTGGTGTTCTATCATGGCATATTCACTTAGCATTATAGTGAGCGTCGTGTCATGATGGATACTACATGCGGAGAGCTTCACTCTCTTCCCTCTCCGTGATCTCCTGTGACAGTGGTAGAGCAAGTCTCCGGACGGTCAATGAAAGATCGTCCGGAGACTTGCTTTTGTTGCGTGTTATACTCTCCTCGTACCGCTTATTGGTTAATACACAAATATTTTCCTACGCGTTCCGACGGTGCAATAAGAGAATACTGCAGCCCTCATGTTTTCCTACACACATTAACCCGACATGCTCTAGGAATCGGCATGAGGGCTGCAGTATATAATCCATCCAATGAAAGTAAAAATCAAGGTGACTAAGTCGCTTTATGTTGCTACTATTTTTGCGGCCGTCATGGTGACGGCGAACACGGTGCTCATGGTGTATGAAGATTTCACTAATGGCACTATGAATGTGACTCGCGATTCTCTGTGGTGTGTTGGCGCGCTCATTCTTTGGTCCGGTGTGCGCACCGTACGGTTTATGCGGACTGTCGGCTACCATCCTGGCTTCCACAGAAAGTAACTAAAACATAACGCTCCCCGCCTGACATTATCATTGTTAGGCGGGGAATGTTATATAATACCTATTGCAGTCCCGTCAGACAATCATAACAAAGAGGACGTTGAATATATAATGCTCAATTTCCTGAACGACGTCCTCTCCGACGCCACCCTAGTGGCTTTGGCTGCCCTCACCGGCACAATATTCTCGAACGTAACGCAACGCAAAAACGCGAGAGACCAGGAACAGATCTCAATCCTGGACATTACCGTCCGATCTCTTTCCGAGAGAGTGACCGCCCTAGAGGCCAGTCTTGCGGCGGCCGAAAGAGCTGCTGACATGGCGGAAGATGGTCGCAGGCGGGCTGAAGTGAAGTGGTGGGAGGCCGTCTCTTTCGCGCACACTGTTCTCGATTGGGGCAGGTCCCTGAAAATTCTGATACCATCTGATAAAGAGGACTCAATCCCTACTGAGCCTCAAATTCCGGATTCCATGAGGTGATTCATAAATATGTTTACTCCTGAGGTCCGCAAGGCCCTTTACGCCCTGCTCACCGCCATTCTCGGTGTTTTCGCCGCTTTCAATGTTATTTCTGCGGATCAGGCGTCCCAGTACGCTGACGCTGCTACCCAGATTGTTGGTGCTCTGACTCTGGCTCTGGCCACGTATCACACTCGCCCCGGCGCGGCGGCTGGCCGTCACGCTGCCGGTGAGGGTGAGGCCACTGAGGACAAGGTCGCCTGACCTCCGTCTTTCATAGAACATTACTGCCCCCTACCGCTTGTCCGGTAGGGGGCAGTAATGTTTCACGTGAAACGCGGGGGCATGTTTCACGTGAAACATTCACCGTCGTTCCACGTCGTCTCCGACGATGCGGGCGATCACGGCCTCGTCGTGGCGTTTAGTGACTGTCCACAGGAAAAGATGACGCCCCGCATCGCGCGCGTCGTCCGCATCGGGCTGACCTACGCTGGCTCCGGTAGGCCAAAAACCAAGTAGCTTCAGAACGTTATCGGGCATGGTAGTTTTTGCCATTGCGGGAGTCTGCCATACAATGTCCCCGATCTCCCATTCCAGTACGGAGTTGATTTTTACTGGGGTGAGGTCTGCGAGAAAATTGTTTCCCGGTCGAAGATCGAATTGTTCGCACACGACAATGTCGGGGGCGAATTCGTTTCGTGTGGCCAGAATGTCGTAGACGTTGGCCGTCCAATGTTCATACTTAAATTGTTGAACATGAATGATTGAGAATTCGTGGTCGTCGTAGAATTCTCCGATGACGATTCCTGTTGATTTACCGGGATCAACGGCCATCACGCGTTCCATCATTCTATTCTCCTCTCTTCTATTTCCGCAAGTTCCGCCGCGACTTGTTCACGTTAGCGATACTTTTCGTAGTGTCTGTGCGCACACCGTCCACTTCAAGCCACAACGTGCCCGGCATCACAGGCTTCCCGCGGCCTTTCTTCAAAGCCCACGGCGTGCCCGGGTCGCTCGGGAACGGCAGGTGCTTGTAACACCATATTGCGCAATCCTGCGTAGAATCAAAACGAAAGTCCTCTTTCGACACGTATCGTTTCATGTCGTAAATGCGTCGCATAAGTTTCGGGATAAGCCACTCTGGCACTTCTCTGTACATGCGGATTGACGGGCTAGTGCACGGGCAGACCACGGTCCTACCGCCACTGAAATGCGAAACGCGAAGCCACTTGTCTTCCCCGCAATTCACGCAACGCATGCGGAAATGCTTATGACCGTCTCTCATAATCTTCCATTCGGGGGATACTACTTCCCATTGCTGGAAGCGCCGCCCCGCCATTTCAGGCTGCACGCCAGTCGTCGTCTTATAGGTTTTGGCGGGGTGAAGAATAAGACGATCGTGAGCTTCTTTCCTGTTCTCGGCGCGCACTATTGAAATCTCGCCGGGGCGAAACACTCCGTTCTCGGTGGCGAATTCCCAATCGAACACAACCGATGGGTTGAATTCGTTGTGGCACCATTCGATAGCCGACATCATGCCGTCGAACTCGAAATTATCTATACCGTTTTGCTCCCGCCATTTCCAAATCTTAAGACGAATGTCGTTGTAGGAGCGATACGACATGAGCGTGTCATTTGTCTTGCAGTACTGATGTGAGTACGGTGCGTTTGGCGGGCGGTTTAGTACTATGTCGAGATTGCAGGGGGCGATTGGTTTAGTAATGTCGGGGCGCGTGAAACGCCACCTATTGTCCCCCGGGATATCAAGATACTTGAAACACCATTCGATAGCAGCGTCAATCGAGGGGAAAAGAAAGTTCTCGCTACTGGTCCGATAGGCGAGCTGGGTGAGTCTATTGGCGACTATCCTGTACTGTTTGTATGATGGTTGCGTCATTTGCGTGTTCATCTCTCTTCTAGGTTGAATAGCGGGGGCAACGTAAGTGTTGCCCCCGCTATTCAAATCATGCGACCATGTGTGTCAGAAGACTACCGACCATGCGTTCGAAGTATTCTTCTTGGCTTCGAAATCAATGGAAGAAATCTCGGCCCTTGGAGGCCAGAAAGCAGGCTTCGGGGCGCCGTCCTCGCCGAGAATCGTGATCCCGTTCTCGTCCTGCTCGTATGCGGGACGACCATAATCGTCGAGACGAGGCCTGGGCTTACTCATTCGCGTCACCAATGTTGCGTGGGCACCCTCTAGATTCTCGCACGCACGCTTCACGGTCGTATCAATCTTCTGCGGCGAGAGAAGATCGGCCCGCTCCCTAGCATCGGCCGGCCACAAACCAGCGGCACTGAAATACTTCGGAATGTTGAAATGGATGAAGGTCTTCCCATTCTTGTTAATGGTGAAAACGGTGCGGTCAGTGAGGGCCTTTCCGGCGTCCTCGTCGTCACCGTCAATCATCCAATCGGTGACAAGCATTGGCCTGCCGCTCTTGGACGTGGTCATTTCGGCCTTAGTGATGAATGCGGAGTGCTTTCCGGGCTTGGGCGGCTCGAAGTTACCGCCGCCGGTGGCGACTTCCAGCGATGAGAGGTCGGTGCCGAAGTTAAAGCCAGTTGCCATAATTATTGTGCTCCTATGAGATGGTGGTAAGAGAATTACGGTGGGTCAGTTCTCGCCGTCAGCGGGCTTGCTGCGGAGCGCTTCCCTGACAGCGTCGGCGGCGATAGCGAGAGTTTCAGCGGAGACACCACGGTCAGCGGTAACAGTGATCTTAGCCATAATAATTTTCTCTCTTCCTATGTTTGGTTAGTGGCTAGTGATGTAATTGTGAATCTTGGTCATGCTCGGATTCCCCATTGCCGGCGGAAACCCGCGCGTCTGTTGCTTTGTCACAACGTTCGGTTTGCGAGTGTACAGGACTGGCACGGTGATTTCCTCACCATCCCCATTGTCTATGTTCGCCCATTCCATGTAGCCGACAAAATTGAACAGAGCGGGGATGCGCTGCCCGGATTTCTGCCCCTCAAAAGACGGGGCGATGAACGTTTCCCCAGTGACCTCACTGCTTTCGCGCGCGGAATGCGTGATAGCAATGAATGAAATGTCGGGGGTGTCCAGGAATACGCTGATCGCCTTCAACAGGGAATCGTAGACTGCCCGCCATTTCGTCCACGTGTCATTCGACACAGTCTCATAGTGGGTCAGGATGAGTTCCTGGCACTTGTCCAGCGTGTCGAATACGACAGTTTTGTAGGGGAATTCTGCAAGATTGCGTGCAATATTGTCGCAAAGATTGGCGCAATCAACCCACTTGTCGCAATGCACGACAGTAAGGTTTTGCAGGTTTCCCCAATCCCGTACTGGGAGTGTGCCGGATTCGAAATCAACGTACAGGACGGGTGACATGTCGTCCACCTGTGATGCTGTGGCTGCGAGCGATGTTTTGCCGACGCCACTCACACCATGAATGAGCATGTTGAAATGGTTATTCTGCTCCGGGTTCACGACCGTCATTCCGAGACGGGCGAGAGTGTCCTCGAAAGTCATAGTATGTTTCACCTCCTAACCGTTGATAGTGTAGTTTTTGAATGCCTCTGTGTGGCGCTCATGTGAGCAGTACCAGCATAGAGGGGATGATTGGAGATTGTCACCCCCACCATCGTGTGACCTTGCTCTCTCCCAAATGTTTTGGAGTCTCTCCAGGGCCGCGAGCGCAACGTCCTGCCGCCACGGGAAAGAGAACTCACAAATACTGTCCGGCACCACCTCTACACTGCAGTCCCTTGGAAGGGCAACAATAGAACAGTGGGCCACCTCGTAGCCGAGCTGCGTGAGACCGTACCCGTAGAGCATGATTTGAATGTAGTATTTACGAAATTGGTTTCCTGCCACCGTGTCGGCGAATCGCGGTAGACCATTATCCCATTTAACGCTCTTCCGGAATGCGGAAATCTTCTTCCTCGAGAGCAGCTTCCAGTCTAGGACTGTCGCCGCCGCAATATCGAAACGATCCACACTCCCAGAAATACGCCCATAGTCTTCAAGATCACATACCTCTACTCTCTGCTCCACTAGAACATTCGGCTCGTTTTTTGTGCGTGATTCCGCGAAAGCGTGAAACGCGGTGCCCAGGAAGGGCGCCAGTGGCGTGCCCGTATTTTCCGTGTCGTGCGGGATTCCGAGAAGCCTGTCAGCGATGCATCGTTCGCAATCGTCCCCGATCTCGCTCACGCCGATGCGCGTTTGCTTGTCGCGTTCGGTTGGGGCGAAAACATTACTGATCGCTGTTGCGGCGGCCGGGCTCAAATTCAAATTTCTCTCCTTCCTGAATTGCGGCGATGGCGGCGAGCCTGACGTCACGGTGAACCTCAATGTCCCCGCTCGCAATATCTTCAATGAAGAATAGTCTCGCGTCGCCGGCCGGCATGATTTCATAGACGGTGCCGTCGAGCTCTTCTGCTTGCATTGCGGCTTGTTCCAGATTCGAGTAGACCCGGTAGTCGCCTTTCTGCGACGATTCCCATACTAGGTAGACGCCCATTAGTGTTTTTGCTCTCTCTTCCCTAAATGTTGATTGATAGTGCGTTATTCGATAATGGTTGCTGTGAGGCCGGCCCGCTCCTCGATCGCTGTAGAAATGACGGCCGCATAGCACTGAATCCGCCAGATGTTCTCCGATCGAATGCTGGGTACGTGCAGTTGCATTGTCTTGACGCCGAATTTCGTGGGCCATTTCAGAATGATGGTGCGGCCGGCGATTTCGTCAATCGTGGTGCTCTGTGTGATGCGCATAATATTTTTCACCCCTCCTGCGCGGTGAGTTCGTAAATGTCGAAATTATTATTGACGGCCATGCCGCGCACAATGTTAATGTTGTCCACCGTGACATGAATGACGTTAATGTCTGAGTGCCCATCGTTCATTGGGGCGACGATCAGGAAATTCCTGCCGACCAATTCGCTGTCGTCGGATACGAGAATGTTTCTGATAGTGCCTGTCATGCGGCGTCGCACTAGACGAATGGCCGAGCCGCTGTGTGTTTCTGTCTTCATGGCATCTACCGTACGTGTGTGACGGCACTGCACGCAACCCTCGTGGGCGTGGCGTCTATCACATCTCATATGAGGCCGCTCTCACGCAGACGCTCATACCCAGCCGCCAACCGGGGCTCCACAGCCGTCACGTCCACAGTGTTCTCACACTGCAAAAGAAAACGATTCACCCGTTTTGTTTGCCCTTTACGATTCAAACGAGCAGACGCCTGCAAATTCAAAATCACACTATTATCCTCACTCAACCAAACCTCAGTATTACAAACACCCTGCAAACCATCAATACCTTCGGCGGCGGCCGCAATAACAGCACACAAAACCCGCGGCCCATTCGGCTCCAGAAATCGTCGCCACTCATCACGATAATCACTGGACAATTCAACGCTCTGATAGCCGGCATCGGCCAGTCGCTTCCGCAGTGGCGTCATAAACGTGCGTGAATGGCACCACAGAATAACCCTCTCATCGGACGGCAAATCCGACAGAATGTCCAGAGTCGCGTCGATCTTCGACGACCCACGCTCCTCGAACTCCACGCTATCGTCCACGATTCTCAGCGGTCCGAGAGTGATCTGCCTGAGCCTTCCGTCTAGAACGGCGGCGGACAAGGCGACACTGGCCCCACCATCCATAACCGCCAAACGATGATCCACGAATTCCTGATACATTCTCTTCTGTTCACGTTTCATCCTGCAGGTGACGCGTTGAACATTTACGGGAGGTAGATCACCGAAAACCTCACTACCTCGCATCGCAGACCAATTGTCACCCATGGAATCGCGAAGAGCACCGGGATCCTTCTCGCCACCATAAATCCTGGCATACCGAGACGCCGCAAAGGGATTGAACTCAGAAACAAAAAACTCATCCGCAAACCGGTAGAAACTACGGTCGACACTGTCCGGGTTCAGGAATTTGAGAACACCGTAAATGTTGACGGGTTTATTGCCGGCAGGCGTGCCCGACAGGCCAAGACGATACCTTGACTTCAACGCTCTCACGGCCCGGAAAGACCGAGTGCGATGATTCGCAATGCGATGGACTTCGTCCACGACCACCATATCGAACGATTTCCTTGAGAAGGAAACATTCGGCCATTTTTTCGCGTCTACCGCCTTTCCCAGGGAAACCAATAGTTCGAAATTAATGATCCACCAACCGTCTGCGCCTTTCAACATGTCCTCAATGTTGGCGCGCCCCGCCTTAGTGGTGCGAGACAGCACTTTCGCTTCCTGACCGGTGATGGTCTTGATACTGGCCTGCCATGACGGAATGACGCGCTTCGGACACACGATGATGACCCGCCTGGCAGCACTGAGTTTTTGTGTGACCCAGATGGCGCCGTATGTTTTGCCGCAGCCGGGTTCCCACGCCAGCAAAGCGCCTCCGCCGTCTCGAATCGCGGTGACGGTGCGATTGATTTCTCTTTCCTGCGCCCCGGTGGGCCGAATGTTAATCATTGAAATTCGTCCAAACGATCACTAGTAGGCAAATGGCGAGCATGAACATTAGTAGTGTCACTCGTTTTTCCTCTTTTCTGTACAACGAACCCCGCCCCACCGAACGATGGGACGGGGTTCGTTGTGGCGGTCAGTGGGCGATGGCGTGACGCTCCACGGCGGCCCAGTAGGAGTCCTCGTCAACGTCCACCACATAGTAGGGAGTGCCAGTGGCGGAGAAGTACTGTCCAATCACGTCATCGGCGATCGCGGCGACGTCGTAGTCGTCCATCTGGTCAAGCGTAGGGATAATGTCGAACATGATGACGTCGTCCCGAGTACTGCGGCGAGCGACAGTGTCCATGGTTTTCCTCTTCTCTCTTCTCTTCGCGTCGGTGTCACCGTTCCTCGGTGACGGCTCAAGTATAGGCAGACCGTGCACGCCCCCGTCAACCCACAGGAGCATGACCTGGCTCACATCTCCAGTTGGAGGAGAGACAGCGCCTCACCCACGGCCGCTCCCACGTCACCACCGCACTCCAGCACCCTTACACAATCGAAGACAGTGTGCGCCCGGCCGTCAGCGAGCGGATCATCCGCATGATGCGAGTAGATCAGACCACCGTCCAACATCGTCACGCCTGGGGCCGTGTCCCCACCACGCACATACCGCCAACGGCGCCCCACCAACTCGTAAGGCCAACCAAACAAACGAACAAGATCACCAAAACTATACTTCGAGTTGAATTCCCCGATCACACCACCATAACCGCCATCGGGCACAGAAGACGAAGAAACACCCTCATTCTTCTCCTCGTACCCGATATTCTCCAGCCACTTATCAACATTCAAACGGGCACCGTCAATGAGCCAATGGCGCACTCGCAGCCCGAGGCGATGTGATGGCAGGAAAAAAGCTCGAGACGCCTCAGCGCACGACCCATCCCACTGGGCCACAGGCCCCAACACGCTAAAGCACGTCCGGCCGATCGCCTCACACTCTCCTACGGTCATGCTGCGAGTGCACGGCAGAACAACACGGAAACGCGGGGACGGAAAAGACGACGACGCCGTCTCCCACACAATACCGGCGAGATTCGCTGTCCGCATGCGGTCCCCGACAAAATCTTTCCGCGACCCATGATCCGCATCCAAAACGATAGCGGACCTGGACACAAAATTTCTCTTCTGCCGCCTACCCCCCGAAAGAATGCCAGCAAAAAAAGCTGGAGCATCATACTTCTCACATTTTGAGGGCGCCTCACACAAGGCAGCGAAATCATTAAGGTTTACGTTAGTGGCACGCCACCCTGTGATGGAGCGAACATTGCCCGCTACCATCACAGGGAAACGCGCCCCGAAAACATCACTCACCGTACGATGGTTCCGCTATCTGATCCCGCAGAATCGCCTCCACGAGATCATTATCCACGATGGTACCTTCGGTGCGGAACTTCACGCCCCGACGAAGAATGTACTGCCGATACTCCTCGACACTCCGCGGGGACAAATTCTTCGCCTCCAACACCTGATAAAGGCGCGTCTCAGTAGGAGGATTACTACTGAAATCATCCACCATACGCGTCAAATCCGGAACAAAAACATAGTCGACCATTTTCAGCGCATCAGGCAGCCAGAAATCAGCGGCCAGACTGAATGCTTTCCGAACCGCGGACGATGACACGCTCATCTGCTGCTCGAAAAGAGACAGAATAGCGGCCACGCGCATAATGTGATTCCCCATGCGGTCAATAACCGCCTGTACCGCACGCCTGAAGGGCGACTCTCGGGCCGCCTCCCCGGCCCAGGCTCGCATTGTTTCTACCCAAACATTCCGGGCAGACTCGGTCACGGTCATAGTCATTGGCGTGTTGACAGGCCAGAACTCGGTGACGCAAGTGACAGTACCGCGAAATTCGCGCTGCATCATCCCCAGCATTGTTGAAATATGTTCGGAAGCATGCTCAACGAAACCATCACCACCACGCGCGCTCAAGTCATTGTCGGTGATCCATCCGAAAGACGACGGGTCAGACTGACGATTCTCTTCATCCAACGCGAAAAGAATACGCGGCCCCCACCCTGTCTCGAACAAAGACTGCGACATGTTATCGACTACGTCGCCGAGAATTCCAGTGCCGCAGAAAGCGAGAAAATGGGGAACCCTCTCACTATCCGCACGCCTGACGCCATCGTCGCCGACACGCACGGACTCAACCGTTTTGCCAGAGTAGACGTCGGTCAGGAATCCGATGAGCCCGCTACGATAACCCTCACCCTGTGACGCGGAGTACATGTTCTGTAGTTCGTCTACAAACATGATAGACGCCCCGCCAGGCCGCTGCGCCATCCGAAGATTCAAACCTTCAGCCGTCACATTAGACCCGAACGAAACATTCGCCATCAAAGATCGCTCACACGGACTATTGCCGATAGTGTTCAGCAAATCTTTTCGATCGGCCTCGAACTCGGCGATACGATTATTAATATCGTCACGCTCCGTCCGGTACTCGTCAATATCAATACGCCCGCTCTTTCTTTCCAGGGATTCCAGGCGACGGTGCAGCATGTGGAGTGCCGAATCCACCTCCTGCACGATCGCCAAAGACCGAGACGAATCCCACCTGAACGCGCCCACGCAATCGTCAAAAAAACCGCGCACCAAAGACTGCGCCGTAGTCTTCCTCGACAAAGTGGACGCCCCAAGACAATGCGAATACAAAGTCAACGGCACCATGTTCTGCGCGTTCGCAGACAAATGAGTCCTCGCAGACAACGGTGCGGACACCATCGTCAGAAAAGTCGTCCACAGGAAACGTGACGGCGTTTCCGGCGACCTGGACTGCAAATAGTCAATGATCCTGTCAGCGAACCAATCATAGTGCACTCCCTCATCCGGGGATGCGAACTCGTAATCCGCAATCCTCTCAATACTCAATTGTTTTCCACCTCCACATGGACAAGAAAACTATTGAAAGCGTTAAGAACCTCATCGCCGTCGAAAGTGTAGCCGACGTCGAACATGGGGCTCCAATAACGGTTCGTCTGTTCGAAAATCGTCACCTTGTAGCCGCGCACAGTATCTGTCTCAAAAACAAACCTGTGCCCCAACGACGCGACCACAATATGGATGCTGTTGTTCCAGGCGCTTACTTCTAGGCCGAGCGAATCATTCCCACCCTTACTGGCATAATCCTTGCACGCCTCAGTGACGTGCTTCAGAAATTCCCAATCGAATAGCTTGATCATTTGTCCTCCCACAGTTTTGTCTTGATTTCGCCGAGCAGATCCTGAAGCTCCCACGCCCCTTTTCCTCTCTCTACAGTTGTTATTGTTTCATTCGTGCCAGCGTTTCGAACACTCACCGAATACTCGACCCTCACAATGTTGAGAGTGCATCCGTATTGTTTCCCGGCGACGTCCAAGTAGGGGACGGGCAGATCACTGCCCACCCCGGCATCCTCCCTAACGTCTAACAGGATGGACTCGCAGCGCGGATCATTGAGCATCTCCATGACGAATTCGGTCACAATAGGGCGCAGCTCATCGTCAATCGCGACTCCTCACTCTCCACCATGCCAGCCAGCTCCATGAAACGATTCACAGCATCGACGATAAGGTCACGGTCAGCGTCACGCTCATCCAAAATGACATGATTTGACACCTGAATAATACGAACCCGCCAATTACCGTTATTCGTCACAACAATCCTGAAGACAGTCCTCTCGACAGGATTCATGGCCACCGCCTTGAACAGAACCCCAAAAAGGCGGCCGCCCCCATTATTGCCACGCAAAGCGGTTATCGAACACTGAGGCCGCTGAGCGAAATCACCGACACAACTGGCAAGAAAGACGAACGTCGCCCTATCAACAGCAGAGTCACTCATTGCCGGCCGCCTTACTGCGGTTCGCCGCGACAATCAAAGCACGGCGGACGAACTCACCAACATTCTCCGGAGGAATCGCGAGGCTCTTCCGCTTAATGGACCTTGCCCGCACAGTGTTACCGGCGACCACAATGCGGCACGTGCTGCCGATAGTGATAATGCCGCCATCGTAAATCTTGCGGGCAGGCGCATGCACATTGAACTCGTGGCGGCGCCCGTCATTATTCCACTCACGGACAGCCTGAGCGACAACCGTTCCGAAAACTGTACCCATAGTAATACTTCTCTCTTCCTAAATATTGTGACGGATACTACTATTCATTGTTGAAGGGCGCAGGGGTTAAATATCGGACCCTATCACCTCCTCCGCCGGCACGCCCGCCAGATCACACAAATCAACAAGCCTATCCCGCGCATCAGACAAAGCGAGCCTCCACTCCAGCGCCCCTTTCTCGCTGCCCAGCATTTCCTCCAAACAAAGAATGAAATCGTACGCCAGACGGGCGCCCTCCCTCTTCCTCTTGTGATGCTCGATATGTTTGAGAATCCACCTGGCCGCGACGCCAGTAATCTCATCGACAGTGACAGT